ACATATTCATGGTCTTTTACAGGTTGTTTATAAACCCATACATTTTCTTTAAAAAACTCTGGGTCAACACTTACTTGAGCTAATAAATGATTAGCACTTATAAGAGTATTACCTCTTCCATGAAATGTATTACCAAACTCTTGTTCGAACTGTAATTCCGATGTATTTGCTACAGTTTCAGCTTTCCACTTATCGTCTCTTCCTGGAACATCCCACCAATCTACTCTAAATGGCTTAAACTCATTTGTCTTTTGTACTGCACCTTCCCATAGTTTATGGTATACATTACCTATACCATTTGCTGTAGATGTAATAATAATCTGTGTATCTTTACCAGCTGATACTACTGGATATGTAGATGTATAAAATTGAGCATCGTTTTCTACAAATGCAAACTCATCTAAGAACAATAAGTTAATAGATAAACCTCTTATTGAACTACCAGAAGTAGCTGATGCTATTATCTTACTATTATTACTAAACTCTATTGAACCTTTATTTAAAGCCTTACATCCTGGCTGCAAAAAGAATGGCAAGTTTTCTAGAGCTAGTGTAATACGTGCGAGCATCTCTCTTGCCACCGCTCCTTTATTAGCTAATATTGCAATTGTTTTCTCTGGGTGAAAAACTGCGTACCATAAAAGGTATACAACAGAAGATATTGATTTACCACTTTGTCTACAAGCTAAAACAATACTAAAACGACTTGAATTAAAATGTTCAAACATTTTTTGTTGATATGGATATAAATCAAATGGAACTAAACCTTCATCCAATGAAATAATCTTTATATAAGTACATGCAAAATATGCAGGGTCTTGCATACATTTGTGGTATTCTATTATTTGCTCTTTGCTAAATTCAGTTTCTACTCCGTCTCTCTTGACGTTTGGATTACCTAAATAGCCGAACTCATTATTCTTTAACTTTTGCATCTATTACATTATCTTTATTTAATAACATCCTTTGTAAGTCCGTCGTGCTTCCCACAAACATATTATTATTAGTCACTTGTTTTGCTTCTTCTTTTTCGTCTTTTTGTAAATCTTTTTTCTGTTTTTGTAAAGCCATAAGTTTCTCAGTTGTATCACCAATATTTTTTATGGTTTGAGAAAGTACTTCAAATGCTCTAGGATGTTCTGATTCTCTTGCTAATTCAGCAAGTACGTCCATTGACCTTGTACCTGTGTATATTAAATCTTTATAAGTTTTACGAGAAAACTCATAATCATCTTTTACATCTTTGTCTATTTTTATAGGTCTATTCTGTTTTATTTCAGGCAGATTTTTTTCTAGACTTGCTAGCATTTTTTCTTTTTTATCCATTATCCGCCTTCAGTTTTTGTTGTAGTCACAGTGAAACTTGATTCTGTATCTGTATTACCTATAGTAAAGTCCATTTCTTCGAACATTCTAGCTGGATTATCTTTCTCATGGAAATCAAGATTAACTTCACGTATAATTTTAGAATCTCCAGTAGGACCAAAGAACTTCATTTTCATGTTAAAGTCTAATTGATATACTAATACTCTTCTTTCTGTAAAATCACCCTCATATTGGTCATCAATAGCTACTGAACCTAGCACTACTGAAACATCTTGTTTGTAATCAAAACCATCAACTGGTTTTATAGTCACATTATATTCTGGCTGAAAGTATGGTAATATTTGTTCTACTATTTGTAGTCCATCATCTTGGTTTTTTGCCATTATATATAATGACATACCAATATCATATGCAGTATAATGTTTTATAGTTTTCTTTTTAGTAATATCTGAACCATGAGTTTCTGATATAGTATTTCTTTTTGCAAGTTTTTGTGTTTGGTCTAAAGTTAAACCAGTCATTTCAAATGCCATTCTTGGTAGTTTAATAGACATTTGAGCATCAAATCCAGTTGCAGAATCTAGCCTAGCTAAATATTTTTCTTTAGGTCCATACGCTAATGGTACTCTTATTTGATTAATAGTACTTCCATCTGCTTTTTTTCTTACAACAGAGATATTATTAAAAAGTGTACCAAAAACAGCCACTGATTTTCTCATTGTTGCGTGATAAAAATGGTCACCAAACATTAGTAAGTCTCCGATGGGTCGCCAAATGGATTAGCTTCTGAAAAATCTATAAATCCATCAGCTGTTATTTCAAAATCTATATTTTGAGCTTCTTCATCTGCACCCCATGATGTTCCAGTTGTATTTGTTAAATCACTATATATAGTAGCAATAGTACCTGTATATGTAGATGTAAGTCCAGTTAATGTTCCGCCTACTGTGAAATCTTTTGCATCTGTTGAACCACTAGTTCCTATATTAGATATCCATAGTTTACTTAATATATTAGATGGTTTTGTTCTTTGTTGTACCTCACCAAATACTTTAACAGCTGGTGTATCACCGGATGCTGGAGTAAGTATTTGTTCTACTATTTCTCCAACTTCAAAATGATTACCACCCGATATAGTGACATCAATTGGTAATTGATACGCTGCTTTTGCAGTTGCTGTATCTATAGTTTCTACGCCAGTCTCAAAGTCTTCATCATTGTATTCAAATAATGAACATTCTAGTTTATAAACTGGTAAATTAGATAATTGATAAAATGGTTGTTCATCTTCTACAAAATTAATTTCAAAGAATGAATTTGTCATAGGTAAAAATACTAAATCACCTTCTGCAGGTTTAGGATTTGCTACCTGTGATGAGAAAGGACCAACTCTATCGTCCCATCTTCTTCTTGATACTATAAATGTTGCAGTGTCTTTTATTGATAAACCAAACTTAGAATATAAATCTCCTTCGCCTTCAAAGCCTTCAGTATTTTCAATAAACATTTCCATAAGGAATGCATCATCAAATGTAGAAGCAGGGTCTTCGTTTAAAACACTATCTCGATTTACTATAGTACGTGGAATGTAATAGACATCTTGTCCATATATCCCTAGTGATTCTATTATCAGGTCTTCGTAAAGATTCTGTTCAGATTTTACGGCCTGAGAAAAGTATACGTTTCTCGGCATGGTTTATCCTGTCATGAAGTCGACTGGCTGTTCCCAGTTCAATCTAGCTTCTTCCTCTAATCTTGTAATTTCTTCATTTGCATCATCAAATAATTGACGTCCATTAAATGTTACGCCACCTGGCATTACCATTCCTTCAAACTTTAATAAGTTTGTTCCCCATTGTCTTTTAATTAATGCTGTTGCATATCTCTTTAAAAAATAATCATTATATACATCAGTGTATGTATCAGGGTCGATAACTCTATAACACTCTATTACTAAATAATCATCTTTATCTACTTCTTCGCTCCAATCCATAAAGATATCTAGTCTATTTTTATGTCTATCAAAGTTTATATGTTTATCATCTGAATCTACGACAACATCTAATAAAGATAAAAATTGTCTAGACATTACATATTCAGTTAAATTACCCATAAAGCCGACTGAATGTATGTCATTTAAATGTATTTGATATCTTATATCAAACATATCAGTTGAAGCTGCAGTATCTCTTATAGGCATAACTTTTACGACTTCTGTAATTAAATCGTTTAAAGGTAAATAACCATTTTCAATATCGCCTTTAGATATACCACTTGAAGCTATTGTTCCTGTAGCACCAGACGTTCCACCAGTAATTACATCACCGACAGCAAAAGCAACATTTGAATCTTCCAATGCGTTATATCTTAACTTAGTAGTGCTCGTAACTGATTCAATAACTGCTTTAGCGCCAGATGTTCCACCTGTAATAATTTCTCCTTTTACAAATGTACCATTTGAAGCAGCTGCAGTAGTTAATTCTGAGTTTGTGACTTTATGTTTTAAATAAAATTTTTCAATTGAATCAGCATGATAATGTTGATAAAACTGTAAAGCTTCATCTACTCTATCATCTAATTGGTCATCGTCAATGTTTATCTCAATTACTGGCGCACCTAAACTTCTTAAGCAGTAATCTTTAAACGTTTCTTTTGATGTTGGTTTCGCCATTGTTTATTCCTATTATATTCTATTTATAAGAGTTTATCCTTCT